CCTTTCCAAATTGTTTGTATTTGAGAAGTATCAACCGTAATATCCAAAGCTCTGAATTCGCTTTCAGCTTCGCTTGACAGCTTATAATACAGCGCAGTCATTACCACATTTGTTGCAGGTCTTGTGAAATTCACATTAACCTTAGTTTGATTTGTTCCATCTGCCAGTGTTTCATTAACCAAATTTAAAGAGGTCATAACTGGTTTTTCTGGAATGTTATAAACTGAATAAGTGTTTCCAGTTTCTTCAACGCCAGTTCCTGGATTTACAAACGTGTAAACACCACTAGCATATTCACGTATAGACATTGTAGTCTTGCCTTGCGCTCTACTAATCTTAGTGATTATAAATTCTTTTGCTACCCATCCATATCTACTACAAGTTACACTGATGTTATCCTTAGCATCTAAATTAGGTATATCTTCGATTGTGGTGAGTGTGGCGGTCTTCAATTGCAACACTTGTTTATTCAGATAGTATTGCGCTAATTTGTGCGCCGTAGCATCATCCTTAATCAATTTAAAATTAAGCTCTTCTGTATTCCACTTACCTATACGCAATGCATGAGTTTCATTCACTAAGTATGGGTCGGTTATAGAAGACTCGCCATTGATAGCAGGTTTCTTATTATAGTTTTGAAGTTCAAAATTCCAAGAATAGCTCAACTTCATTCTGTTAATTTGGCTTTCTAAATCTGGTTCGCTCCATGTTGAAACATCACAAACATAACCAGAGTCACCACTTTCATCGAATAGTGTAGTTGCAGGTATCTTCACTGTATCAATATACATTTTGATTTTACCTTCTTCTTCAACTACTGCACCACGACAACATTTGCAAATTTCTTTTTGCCATTCTCTAAATTCAGTTGTTTTATCAAGAACACCATCAATTTTAAATCCCTGAGCAGTACATTCGTCAATAGCATCATTGAAATCAATTATGTCATCATCTGGAGTTACACCAAGTCCATATCCTTCCCATTCTGTAGAGTTCTTTGTATATAAATTATATAGGATTTGTGCAGGGTTACGCTCTGCGTCAGTGTTTCCAGCATTTCTTAAACCATCAACATCTGCATATATTTGAGCAGTATCACCATCAGGTGTAAGTGGGTCAGCAGGGTCTCCACCAACATCTTTATAGACTTCGATGTATGCAAATCCAGGATATCTACTAACGTGACCATCTACAGTTTCAGGCGCACCACTGGTTCCAGCACCATGAAATATTCTGAATTTCACCTTAGCATAATCTGGGCTAGGTTGATAACCATTGACACCGCTATCTACATTATATACTTCAACTTTATCAAAATATAATTTACGAACTTTAAAAATTGGCCCAGAACCTATGATGAATTCTGAATAAGCTAAGTTCACCCAAGCCAAGGGCATTCGATTTACAGTTCCTATCGGTACAGGTACAGCATTCCAACTGTGATTTAAGCCATTTGTAGAATAGAAATCGTATGCTATTTGAGCATCTGGCATAGGCATATCAAGGTATTCATAACCAGTTTGAAGAACCTCAAGAGAAATCTTTTCACCGTATGAACTGACCTTATTAACCTTACCAGTAAATGATTTTACTTTATCATCACCCTCATTAAAATAGAATGTAAACTTCTGATTTAATAGACCTAGAGTAGTTTCATATGTATCAAAATAACCATCTGAATTATCAAGACTTAATGAAAGTGACGTAATTTTATTATTATTTTTACTAGAGAATTCAAATTCTCTATTTATTTCAAACTCATTTATAATACGTGGTTGCCAAAATTTGTCGTCATAATCCAATGGTTCGCCTGACAAATAAAGGTTATTTGCTCCAATCAGTGCATGAACTCTTAACATATCAAACAATTTCCTCAAAATTAAATGGCATATTCACAGTTGTAGCCATATGATAATTTTTATTATAGCCTGTAACTTTCTGAACTAAGTAGACCTGAGTTTTATCATTTTCAAATTCTTGATATATAACAAATGGCTCATACGTCTTCACGATTTTATTATATTCTATTTTGGAGAATTTATCAAACGAAGCTGTAAAAATTCTTTTGGTCTTGCCAATTTTCTTTGAGGAAGTAAACCCACTCTTAAACTTTGTAAAGATACGACTTGGGTCTTCTTTGACCGCAAATCCACTTTTAGGACTCCATATCTGAACCATATCACCAACTAGCATATTTCCTATTTTAAAATACGTTTGTTCGAATAATGGAGTTTGTGCAGGAATTCTAACCCGAATTAATTGATATGTTCCTGTAACATCCACCAGATAGTGCATATAATCCTCATCATGCAATTCATCGGTTGTTTGGTTTTGAACGTGTTCTTGAACCACCCATGCGCTACCATTCCACGTTTCTACATAGAATTCTGCGAAATTAAATCGATTTAAGAATAATGCATTATGTGTCATACTACCACCCAAGTCGTATTGGATGATAGTTTCTGTTATTACTGTACTTTTCCAGCACAGACTAGGGTATAATTCTTTTAAGTTAGCTTTTGAGAAAGTTGCATGTTCCGAGGATACAGTAATTCCAGTTGAATCGCCACTAACAGGTTTATAGTTTGTCATCTGCTTCATAATTATTTAATCCCCATCATTTTCTTTCTAAATGCATCAATTAATTTTTGAGCATCTGGGTCATTAGTCTTAACCGCTTCAAGCATTTTGTCAAGCATAACTTTTGAATCTCTTGTTTCGCCAACATCAAAGTAATATACATCACCCTTAGCAGTTTCTTTCTCTTCTGCAATTCGCATTCGCATAGTTTCTTCGATTTTGCCAAACATACCATTCAAATCATCTTGTAACTTCTCAGCCTTTTCCTTGGCATGTTCCATATTTTCAGTCATTAGAGCAAAGAATTCTGATTGTGCATCAAACCATTCAGCACTTTCATCTTCTGCACTATTCAACTTGTTCATTATAGTTGCTTTCTTAGTTTCATAATATAATTCCCAAGGACTGTCATATGTATTACTAAGGTCATTTATTGGGTCTACTAGGCGTGTTCTTTCTTCATATTGTGGATATGAAATAGTTTTAAGTTCCCAACTTTCTCCCCAACTTTCTCCCGTACCAGAACCAGCCTTTCGTTGCCAATATTCAAAGTCTTTATATCCAACAAATGCATTATATTTTTCTTTGGTTTGGCTCAAGTCCATGATTTCACGAATATCCTTCATGTCGTCACCAGCCAATACACTATTCATATTGGAGAAATCGTCATCACCTTTGAAATAATCAAGCATTCCTTCTTTAGTTCTGCCTTTATTTCCAGCCTTTATGATTGCATCAAATGAATTTTCAATATCACCAGTATTTCCACTAGCAACACTAGCATTGAAATTGGCAATATACCCATCATTTAAGCTTATATAACCGCTTTTGATAACCTGATTGATGTTTCCTGCCAATCCATTGACGAAAGAAGCCATATCTCTATCAGTTTCCTTCATAGCAGTAATGAATTCATTATTATCAATGAAACCAGATGCACGACCTATTTCAAGGTTTCTGTATGTCTGTGTCAATATATCAAATTTATCGCCAATTGAGCTATCGATATTATTCAATAAATTTCTTGTACTTTCGCCAATTTGTGTAGTTTCCAATGTCAATGAATAATCACCAATATATCTATTCATATCTTCAGTTAGCTCAGTGATAGCATCTTCAATTGTCATATCCCAAGTTTGTACCAATCTTTCAACTTCGGTATCCCATTCAATCTTCCCACGATTATAAACAACGTTCTTTCCACCACTGGATTGAATTTGCTCAATTCGCTTTTGAATATTACTAGAAGATGCTCCACCAAACCAATTCTGTGATCTTTCCCAAACATTTTCACGATTTATATGTGTGTCAAATATACCACTACCACCCATTCCAGTTTTCTTTGCACCGACTATATGAGCAACTTGTGACATATCAAGATTTCCGTCTTTAAGACCTTTTATCAAATCTACATTCTTTTTAACTGGAGCCATAACGCCATAACGCCCATCAGCATTTGGATTTAATAATCTAGGCATTCTTGCCAATCCCATTCCAGTTTGACCCATCTTAGCTAGGGATAGGAATATATTTGCTAATGTATTCTTTGCTTCATTTGCATTTGCCTTTAAAGTATTTGCAAGAGAAATTTCATTCTGCATTAAGCTCATTTTAGCTTCATACCATTCCAAAGAATTTGCATCCAACTTCGCCATTCTTTCTTTCTCTATAGATATTGCAGTTGTAGCGATTGCCACTTGATTTTGCCCCATACTAGCAACCCAAGTTTCATAATTCATTTTGGCATAAGCGGTTTCTTTCTCCATCTTGAGAACTTCTTCCTGTAATTGCCAATTTGCGTATTCTGCTTCTAGTTCTGCATCTCTCCATTCATCCATCTTATCACGCTTATCTGCACCAGTGTATTTCGGAGAAGCAAATCTAGCATATTCAGCTTGTATTATAGTCATTTTTTTGCCGTCGAATGCAAGTTGCATTTGTAATGATTTAAATTGGTTAGTTTCACCCTGTTTATTAAGCTTCTTTACATTTTCATAATGACTTTCGCCAGCCAACATAAGTAACTTGTAATAACCTTCAAGACTCGCTAGATATGCGCTTGGGTCGGCAGATGCATGAGTTTCGGAAGGGCCATTCCACATATCATAACCATATTTAGCACCAGACTTCCAAGTTGTAAGTCCAATTCCACCCATTTGTGCGCCCTCAATAGATGCAGTATCGCCCATGTAATAATCCAATGTATCTATAGTTCGTCTATTCATCATTTCACTTCGTTGATCATTCCAAGACGCTTGTGCGGCTCTAGCTGGTTGAGTTTTATCTACAGAACCACCTAACCATCGTCCTGGCTGTGTTATAAATGCGGCCACCCCACCAGCTATTAAAGTTGCTGGATTTGCTAAGAACTTTAATGCACTTGCCGCAATCGCTCCATGACTTGCTCCTGCGTTGATTGCGGCCATAACGCCCTTACTTGCCAATGTGCTAGAAACTGTGCTACCGATAAGGCTTGAAAGTATTCCTGCTCCTGCTCCACCAGCCATTAGACCAGCACCAGCGGTTCCACCAGTTGTTAGGATACCACTTAATAAGCCTCCGCCAGCACCAGAAGAAGCTCCAACTACATTAGCCAACATTGCACCAATTCCACCACCACGAGTTGTAGAATTTCCTGGGTCTAATAAGCCACTCAATGCTCCTATAGCTGAACTTCCAAAGCCTCCACCAGATGAGCCACCAGTAAACATACTGAATAGACCACCCAACAAGCCACCAGCAGAACCACCCGATGAACCATTCATATCTATGCCGAATATCATCTTCGTAGCCGACATTGCAAGCATCTTAGAAATGATTTTTGCAATACTACCAATGATTGATTGACCGATACTACTAAACATTTCACCAAGACCTTTGATTTTACCTGTCATGATATCGAAGAAACCAGTTTCAAAAGCACTACTCATATTATTAACAGTTTCTTTTGTAGAAGTTTCGATGATTGTTCCAAAATTATCCCATTCAGCAACTGCATTTTCTATAGATGATTGTACGATTACGTTTGCATCTGTAATTTCACCTTCGGCAACTAAACCGCTGAATTCTTGAGAATAGCCAGTTCTAACAGCTTTATTTTTGCTACCCAAATACTTTGATTTATTTGCAAGAAGTTGAACCGCATTATATTTTTTCAAATCTGTTAATTTCTTTGCATCCAACTTTCTAGTCTTAGCCAATACCCCATATTCTTTTTGAATATAATGGAATCTTTCTCTTGTTGATTCAAGGATTTCATGAACCCTATCAACATCTTTATCATTAACATAATTCTTTTTAGTTGCATCAATGGCATCGTCTAAGCCCATGCCCTCTAGTCGCAACTTCTGAACGTTTTTAAATGCTCTATCCATAGTTTCTTTATTTGCTGTGAAATCTGCATTTAAGATATGTGCCATTCTCACGCTTTCAACCAATGCCTTATCATTGAATTCAGTCTGCCAATTACTTGCCAATATATCCGCTGGAACAGATAAGAATTCGAATTCTTTTTTCAATATTTGAGTTTGTAATAAGGTAGCACTTACATTTTCCATCAATTGTAATGAAAGTAAGTTCTGTTTGGATATATCAGCACCATCATATACTACGCTTTGAGAAGTTCTAGCAGAGTTTTGAGAGGCTGTCATCATTCCAAGCATACCCATCATAGGTAATACCGAATTTACATCAGAGTATTGACTTACACCAACACCCATCGAAGCAGTTTTCATCTTTGATTTTTGGATTGCGAAGTTTGCGAATTTATCTTTTTCACTATATTCTTCTCCACCAAACATAAACATATTTTTTAGAAATTCTTCGTATGCAATTTTGACACCTTCATTAGACAATTCACTCTTCATGTCAATTTTGTTAAGAATTGCCCGTTTACTTTCTTCATATTTATTGAAAGATGCTTCCATTTCCTTTAACGCAGAAGGGCCGAACATTTGTCCGTTATCTTTTTTAAATTGTTCGAATGTGGCTGTGACCATACCAACCATACTAGAAGCTCTAAGTTTTATACCTTTTGATAACTTATTAGTTGCTCCATGCATACCATCAAGTGCATGTATTAATTGTTTTCCTGGTTCTGAACCAGCAACTTCATTGATACCGCTGAATACATCAATCTCAGTATTATTTAAAGTATTTGTAAAATTCTTATATAAATTTTGTGTAACTTCACCAAGGTTAGTTTTGATTGCATCTACACCTTTTTGAACAAATTCTGTATGCATTACAGGATTTTTCTGTCCTGCAATTTGCTTATAACTTATATCAGTATCTTTAAATTCCTTGTTCAATTTTTCTGCTATCGTTTCATTCATCTTCTGACCATTAGCAGATTCCATTATGATTTTTTTAATACCGCCATGCTCTACCATTTTGGATATGGATTGTTTATATGCATTATAGCCTAATCCAGTACTACCATCAGCAACTCCACCATTTGAAAGGATTTGTGAATCTATTGAATATCCTTTACCATGAGTTCCACTATCACCTTTACGGAATGCTGATGTGATTTGTACACCAATCCCATTAAGTTCTTGTATCGCTTTGAACATAGGCATTGCAGAATTTTTGGTTGAGTCTGTCAAATTCTTTATATCTGCAACTACAGATTTACCAGTTTTTGTATCAGTTATTGGAACAACTAATTTTTCAAGCTCTTTATCTGTATCTGTCAATAAATTACTTAGACCGCCGACAAGTGATGATACCCAGCCAATACCCTTTTCAATATAACCACCCTTAATTACCAGTTGTTTTCCAATCGCATTCGTTGACCAACCTGCATACATTTCTGTCATCAATGATGTATTTAACACTTTATCAATATCACTAATCTGTGACTTGTCATTCTGTATTGCTTCTATTTCTGCTCTGAGCCTATCAATCTGCTTTTGATTAGGATTTACCAAATTACGAGGCATTCCATATGGGTCTCCGTCAGAAGGAATATTTATATTACGATGCCCTGCCTCAAGTCTGGATATTTCTGCCTGTTTGTATGATATGCCTGTATTACCAGCATATTCACTTTTTGGTAAAAAACTATTCAAAAATGGAATTTTACTTGCAATTAATAATGCCAACTTTGCCATTTGTTTGGCTATGTTCGAGAAGGCAATTCCTAATGTAATTACTAGAAAATCCGCAATATCTCTAATGGTTTCTTTCGTTTCCTCAGGATTAATTAATGCAAATTGAAGTCCTTTCACCAAGGCAACAACTCCGCCAAACGCAAGAGCAATCTTAGCAAATGGAGCTAACCAAACTCCCAACCAAGTTGTTTTGAGGAATCCCATCAACGCAATCATTACTTTAACAGTATTTACGAACATTCCAAGAACGTTTGCAAATAATATACCAGCACTAGCCCCTATCATTGCTACGTTTCCAGGGCCGATTATCATAGTCCACAACAATCCTTTTTTGGCTACATCACCAAAAGTGGAATCTTTACCCATTGCCTGTAGAGCATTTGATATATATTCAATACCAGCCTTAACATCTTTGAACATGGAATAAGAAATTCTAGCAAATTCTTTTATTGGATTGATGATTGACTCATACATTGCTGTACCAGTATCTTTTATGTATGTTCTGGTTGAATCATCTTGTATCATCGCCGACAATGCTTTAATTGTCTTTGCTGTAGTTTCAAACATTTTGCTAACTACATCAGCCTTGTTTGACTTTTCATCAATACCAAATACATTCTTCATGATGTTTCCACCAATATATGAAAGAACTGTTTTCACAGATATAAGGATTGTTGACATTGAGTTACTTATACTTTTTGCAAGGGTTTTGAAGCCAGATGTTTTTTCAAAATCCTGCAAAACATTTCTCACATCAATAAATTGTTTTACAAATATATCGTAGAACCCAGACTCACCGATAGATGATAGGAAGTTTACCCATACACCTTTCAACTTCTCTAACACTGCTCCAAACTGAGCATTCTGCATACTCAAGGTTTCTGAGTTATAAAATGTAGAGATATATTTAGATAATGTCTCAACCATCTTTTCAGGTTGATATTGTAAATCTTGAAGAGAAACACCTTCATCAGAATAAATTGCTCTAACTGGTATCTCAAATCTTCTTTGTAATGAGCGTAAGTCACCAGTCAATGCGTTTCTCAAAGAGAATATAGCACCCTTGGCTCCCCACTCAGGTTGAATTTGCGCCAAACCTATGACGATTTTATAAAGTCTTCCCATTGTCGCTTCTACATCATCAGCATTTTTCAACATATCTCTAACTGGGGCGATTAAAACTAATCCCTTGAGAGATTCTTGAACCTGTTGGAAACCAATTGGTAAGTCGGCGGTAACTTTGGTAGCTGTGGCAATCAATTCGTTGACACCAGCCTGAGATTGCATCATACCATATAAAGCGATACGATAACCCCTAATACTTTCAGTTGCTTTTATAATACTTTCACCGAAATCTAAGAATTTCTTAGATGCTACAACGGCAGTAGCGGATACTGCTACGGCAAATGCTGTAAACATTGCTGTTAGAACCATCATTTTCTTTATGACAGCATGTAACCCCATTCCCATATCGTGTCCAAATCTTCTAATGGCGTAGGCACTCTGGGAAGCCGATTCAAATAGGTTTCTGTTTCTATAACCGAAGCCTATACTTTTACCCAATTTAGAAAGAGCTTTTGAACTGGCTTGTTGGGCTTTAAGGTTTGCATCCAACTTCGCCTTATTTGATATAACTGCATTCCTATCTGCTTGTAATACCTTTGCATTGGTTTCTTTCATCAATCTAACTTCAAGTGCATTTGCTTTTATTTCATCAGCAATCTTAACAGCAAGACTCTCCTTATCTTTTACTTCTTGTTCCTTTCGAATTTTATCTTCTTTTCGCTTTACATTAAGTCGACCATAAATCAATTTTTCCATTACATCTTTTTCGATGACATATGCTTTCTGAGCTTCTATAGCCTGCTTTGCATACATTTCACCACTTCCACCACTAACGATATCTGCTTGTGACTTCTGTGCGTTGGTTTTGGCATCATTGAGAAGGTCTTGCATCTTTTTCAACTGTTTGACTTCTGCTTCAATGCTAATATCGCCACTTATGGCTCTAGTACTTTCTTTCTTACTATATAATTCTTTCTCAGTCCATTTACCACTAAGTTGTCTCAAATTTTCTTGAAATGTTTCTTCATTCTTCATATACTCAGAATAATATTCTTTCGCATTTACAAGTCGCTTTTCAAAATCCTGTTTTGCTATCTTTGCATTATCCTTAATGATATTTTCAGTTTCACTTAAAAAGCTTAAAGGAGAACCAATATTCTTAACTGCATTTTTGCGAGATTTAAGTTCTTCTTTAAAGGCAATACTGGAAGCTTTCTCTCTGGCTTGTCGCTCATTCATCATAGTGATTAAACGCATACTATAAACTTCGTAGTTTGTGGTATATGATTTAAAGCTCTTTGTCATGTCAGTAAGGCTTATTGTTTGGTCAGAAGCGGTTTTACGCATAGTTGAATTCATACGTGCCATTATCTTAACCAATTCTTGCTCACTAGCACCAGAAGCGGTAAATCCCAGCTTACCTTTGCTAAGTCCACCTGGAGCCAACTCTTTAGAAGTGAATTTGCCCTGGATTTGTCTTAGTTGGGTTTCGCCACTTTCAACAACTTTAATATTCTTCTTATAAAAATCTTCACGATTCTTTAAAGAGTTCATCCAAACAGTATTCTTAATTTTTTGTTGGTCGATTTCTGTGTTAGTGGCATCCTTCTGAGCTTTTACATTCATGTTCATAACCGAAACAGAACGCTTCATGGAGGTTTGGATTTCTTTGGCTTGCTTTTGAAAAAATTTAACCTTATCCATTCCCTGTTCTGGATTACCATTTGCAACCGATTTCAGCATAGCCTTGGATGCTCTGGACTCAAGGCTTGCTATTTGTTTAATGCTTGATTTTTGTTTTGTGGTAAGTTCTGTATTCAATGAACCTGCCAAATTTACAACTTCTTTATTGAAATTTTTAATATTTTTCAATCTACCATCATACTCTTTCATGGTGGATTTCTTTTTATCTGGCGTTCCAAATGTTGAAGTTGTATCAATCAACTTAATATCTTTTATTGTTGCAAGCTTCTCTTTTATATCACCAGCAACTTCTGAAATCTTTTCAATTTTATCACTATCTAATAGGTTATCCCAACCTTTAATGATTTTTGAAAGAGCTTTATATGCTTCTTGTGTTTGTTGGTCAACAATTTTACCCAATTGCTTCGCTAGGGCTTTGCCTATGGTGGCGTTTCCTGCTCCGCTGGATATTCCAGTTGATATTCCTGCAACAACGCCCTGAGCGAGCTTAAAACCACTTGCCTGAACATTAGCAACCTCTTTTGTGATTGCTGTGCTTACACCTTGGAATTGTTCTTTGAAGAAACTAGCTATAGAGCTTTTACCTCTGGCTTTTTGGCTACCGAAGAAAGCACTCTCCATTCCACTCTTAATCTTCTTTGCGTCATTTACAATCTTTGTAGTTGCATTAGTAGAACCATTTCCAGCAGTTTTGATTGTGCTTGCAAATCCTTTTAATGCATTTGTAAGAGAAGTGATTTCGGCTTTGGATGAAACAGCACCAGAACCTACACCTTGAGTTACTTGTGCAGTTTGACTTTTAAACGAATTCATCTTGCTTGAAAGTGAAGCCAATTGGTCAGCCATTGACTTATTAGCACCCTCAAGTTTTTTGATTGTGGTTATTTGTCTTTCGTTTTGGTCTAGCTCTGCTTGACGCTTTGCATTCCACTGTTCTTGTTCTGCTTGTCGCTTCTTTCGTTTCGCATCCCGTCTCGCTTCTTTTGCCTCAAGTTCTTCAATGGATTCAGTGACTTTTGCGATACTTTCGCCATATTCCTTATTGGCTTTAGCACTGTCGTTGACAGTGCTTGATAATCTTGTAGTCTCTTCTCTGAGGTTTTTACTCAGGTCTTCTACCCGTTTCAGTTTATCCAGAATATCATTAACATTTATAGCCATAGTATCGCTCCATAAAAAAATGACAATATACAAATCGTTTCCAATCGGTATATTGTCATTTATTCGTTTCTATTTAGATTTTCTACCCTTATTATTGGTAATCGTTCCACCAGAACTTTTACTCTTCAATCTAATTATATCAATAATTTGGATTTTTTCAAAGTAAAATTGTCTTTCTTCTGGTTCATAGATTTCGTAAAGGTCAAAAATGAAAGCGATTGCCTCAAATTTTATACCTAGAACGTCACCCATTCCAGCCACTATAACCTGCGATGAACATTTCTGCCATAGCTCCCAAGCATAATGATTGGATACCCATAAATCGGGCTTCCCGAATTCACATATCCCATTTTCAAAACAAGGTGGGTCACACTTCTTTATCCTCTGGTAATGATTCATGCAGTCTTCGCATGATGCAGAGTTGGCTCGAAATTGCCACTCCGCAAAGAGTTTTAGTTTTTTATTTGTTCATCTTTGTGTTCTTGAGAACGATTGAAATTTGCACCATTTCTTACGTTTTCAAAAATCCAACCATCAAGCCCATAAGCTTTTTCTATGATAGTTGTTAGATTTTCTTGGGAGAATTCAATTTCTTCTTCCATATCTTCAACTTCTTCTTTGTCTATTGGGAACATAGTTGCTAACCAACGAGGGGTAACACCTTTCCAACCCTTAACACATTTTTCACAGATTCGATTTCTCAATCCGTCTGAATCAATAACTTCATCTTTTTGATGAGTCTTTGGATTGAATTTCATCTTTGTAAATTGACCAGTGATTTTGTTCAATTCTTCTTTTTGAATGAAGAGTAAGTCGAATTCGACACCAAAGTCTTCGTCGTACTTAACAAAAGCAGATGGAACAGTCTTCGCAATAATATTTGCAATTTTTAACATTATAAAAATTCCCCTTAATATAAAATAGGCACAGGTGCCACTAAAATAGTAACACATGTACCTATATTAAAACAAGTCTCAAATAATTAAATTTGATTCTATGTTGGTTCTTCGTCAATTGTCGCAGTACTATTTACAATAGTAACTGTAACATCCGTTGAAGTTGTTGTATCATATCTAGCTTTGAAAGTTAGATTGAGATTAACACCAGAAGCGGATTCAATCGCAGGTGAGTCACCTTGGATTTTCACTTTTGGAAATTCAAATGTAATGGAGTCTGTTTCATTGTCAAATGTGAAGCGTAAACCACACTCAATACCACTATTAAATAGAGCATATAATGTAGAATCACTAAAGAACATTTTGAAAGCACCAGAACATTCACGCATTCCGAGTTCAGCAGATGCTCTTTCGTCAGAGCCAAGAACATAACCATCAGTTTCAACACTATTACTAATGTTGATGTTACCATCAGTTACGTTACTTATAGCAACGAAAGTTCCTGGTGTAGCATGGTCGGTGGATACAACACAGTCATAACCAGTGAAACCAGACTTAGTAGGATAAACTGGTGGGTCATCGTCAGCATTAACTAGCATTTGGTCAGTTGCTGAGATAGTTTCGGTAGAACCAATCATATCCCATGTTACATCATGGAAACCTTCTTGAATGATGTTAATAGCCATGCTATTAATACGATTACCTGTATAAATAAAATATTCGTCAACATTCGTGAAAGCTTTCTGTATCATTAAACCCTGCATAGAATCAGCAGAACCTTTTAATGTGTGTGTATAAGGGCCAGTACCACTTGTGACTATAGTTCCTTTACCCAATAAATGTCTTAATGGAACTTCGAGTCCTTCTGGTAAGAAATCAGTTACGATATTACCATCAACAACTTTATTACCATCACCAAGACCGACAATCGCTCTATACTGGTTGATAGTTTCAGACTGAAATTGACCTTTCTTTCCACCAAGATTACATGAACGAACGTTTAAACCATAAACTTCAGCCATATTAGCTTTAACAACAACTTCTTTCCATGTTTTTTCTTGAACGAATTTTATGGAAGATTGTGAACCTGTAGCTCGCATAATTTTTCTCCTTATTAAATGTCTTTTCCGAAGGTGACATACACG